TTAGAATGGTATGACATCATCTATAGTGCGTTCGCCTTGAGTGTTAGTATCATTAGGTGTGACTTGTGTTCGGTCTGTAACTTGTAAGCTAATCATATTAAGACCAGCTTCTGTAGTTTTTTTCCAAGCTGCAACTTTTTTGTTTTCAATGAAAGCACCTGTATTATCTAGTGGGCCTGAGTAGTTAGGCTTACCGTTCGTTGTGTCTTCTTGTTCAAACATAATGCCCATCTTCTGGTATATTCTAAGCACACGCTGTCCTGATTTGGTAGTACCAGCTACATAGATAACATCGGTGTCAAGTCCATCGACATTAATCTTACCTGTTAGTACCATCTTCTCTTCATCGTATGGTGGAAAGCCTGCGCCTCTGTTTGTGTTATCATATTCGCTCATTAAAATTCTCCTGATTTAGTTGGGATTGGTTTGTGTTTAGCTGGTGCTTTACTAGCCTCGTTGCCATCGTCATCTTCTGGTGCAATGCCAGCCATTTGCAATAGACCATAGCGTCGAGCATAAGTTATAGCTGAGCCTAGTCCTTGCATAGTTTGCTTCTCTATAACTAGATAGACTTTAGATTGGAAAGCCATACCTGTTGCATGAGTAATGTTAGTACTAACATAGTCGCCAAACTCATCACGACCTGACGGCTGTGTAATTGTAAAGCCATTGTCATTGAATGGTTTAAGACACGCATCGAACACATTACCTAAGTCAGCATAGCTACTTCGAAAGTGTGGGTTGGTTGAGTTCTTTATAGCCTTACCCATTTCTTGTTGTGCTTTGACATAGTCCTCAATAGCTACTTGCTTCTCACTTTTATTCGCCATCTTCAGTTCTCCTTTTGATTGTTAATGCGCCACTCTTGTTGCGCTTTACGGTGAGCTGGTCATTGTAAACTTCACGCTCATCTGATTTGACCAGTGATTTTAGTTCCTTCTTAGCTGTCTCAAAGTTTTTTGCATGTGTCTGGTTCAGTAAAAAATCTTTAGACACTGAGTTAAAATGATTATCAGTTGATGCATCTCGTTTCTTCATACCATTGAGAGGTATCTTATCTGTATTAACATCAGCAGCTTCAATATTTTCTGGTGGTATATCGCTAGTTACATAGTGCCAGAACTTAACAGTTCTTTCTTTTAATATATTGAGATAGTCTGCATCTGCTGAAACTATAGTAGCTTTATACGCTGAGTTACCAAAGATACAGGACAACACACACTCATTGATGCCACTGATTGCCATGTAACATTGCATCTGTGCCATGTATCTTTCTACTTGCTTGTCTATATTGGTGAACGCATTGGTGTGCTTGCACTCTACTATAGCCTCATGACTCTGTGAGTTAACAGCTAGTGCATCAAGCGTACCTTTGATTGGAACACCAGACCAGTCTGCTGTGTACGGTACTTGAGTTTCGTGAGGAGTCCAGTCAGTGTCTTGCTCTAACCAATCTAGATTAAATGGCTCTGTAAATACACCTAGCTGCACTTGAATCAAGTGGCTTAAATCATCAGGTTGTTTTCTCTGAGTCTTGGTTAACCAAAGGTCATGCCAATCATCACTCATTATTTTGGCGCAGTCTGAACCGCCAATAAATCCATGTCGTATCATTATATTCTCCTGTTTTTATTATACATTAGTTACTTATAGTATCAACCTCATATTTTTTAAGGTCTTCGTTAGTGATGCTAGTGTAAGACAATAGTTTATCTCTTGTTATGCCATCCTTTACATAGCTATCTGATATTGGTTCACCATTTCTTATGCGTTTTTCTGCAATTTTTAATGGGTCTAATGAGAACGCACCTGTAGGATTAGGCGGTGCATCTACTGCTGATTTCTTAGCTGCATCAATGAAGGTCTTAATCGTAGGCCAAGTACGTGGCCCATGACTAGCTCTAATCTTTCCCTCTATCCTTTCTAAGAGTGAAGATAATTGTGGTGGTGTAACATGCCCTGCTATATTTGCGTTCACATCCTTAACAATTAGTGTGAGTTCCTCACGAAGAGATTCATTATCCATCCTAGATGGGGCCTCATACCTACGGAGAAGCTTCTGTACCCACTGTCCGATAGTTTTTGTACGCTCATCAAAGGTCATATCATTTATCCTGTGCAGTGAGCTGGTTGAGAGGGAAGCTTAGAATATTATCTAAGATTTGTGTGTTGGTTTCTTCCTTCAAGTCATCGAAGTCATCTTCCCAACGCTCACCGTTTAGCCATGTAGATGCATGAGGTATGTATTTCTTGAGGGTGTTGTTGGATTTCATAGCATCAGCAAAGGCAAGCGCACCAGAAATTATATCGTACTTGTCTGCTGTCTTACATGCTTTGAAGAAAGCATAACGTGCTGTCTTTTTTTGTACATGCTTGGGATAAACTTGCCAGAATCTAGTGAAGTCTAATTCATCAGGTGACTGTGTGTCACCTAAAGAGTTTAATTCTTTCTTGTTAGTATAAGTAATAATCTTATTCTCTTTGTGTGACTGTGTGTCACTACTCTCATCTGTCATTGGTACTCTCCATTGGGTAAGTTAGTTCATAAATCGTGGTGTTACCCTTGCACCCACGTTCTCTTATTAAGAAATTGTTTTCTTCTAGGTAGTTAATAGCTCTGATAACAGTACGTCCTGATAGACCTGTCCTCTTTGCTAGTCCTTGGATGGAAGGATAGCATACACCACCTTCGTCAACATAAGAAGCAAGAATAATATACACATACTTTGCGTTGGCATTATTAACTTGCGTTTTACAAATGTTTAATGTTAAAGTTTTAGCATACATAGGATGGTACAAATCCCTGTTAATGTTTATGATTGGTTCTCCTGCCTCTAAACTATAGCCCCTGCTTCTAGGTATTAACTAAAGCAGGGGTTTTTTTATCCCCATTCGGGCATCATCCAGTTAGATTTAGTTTCTTTAACATCACCTTCGGGAACATGTTGATACACTGCATACTTCTTACCACTATGTGTGTGCATATGACTAAGTATATTCATACCTTCTTTTCTTAGGTCATAGATTATAGCTGCCAATCTAAAGCTTCCGAATTTATTTAGTGCTTCAATGGGTGTAAGTTTATTACCTTCTTCTAGGTAGTCTTTAACTCTTACCTTCTGTGATTTTATTGTCATGGTATTCTCCTACTATTTCCTCAAACAAATCTCCGTCCATAATCACAAGCGTCTGAGGTTTGCCTGTCCTACGTTTATAGAAGGCAATGTCTTTACCTTCGAGTACTGTGAAAGGGCTAGGGAAGTTAGACTTATCTCTGTATTTTACTTCGCCTACTAGCTTTCGTCCCACCAAGCTTGTGAGATGGATGTCTCCTGACCACTCACCTCCGAGCGCACCTGAGAGGGGGACTCGGTAGCATTTGATGCCGATTTTTTCGAGCCATTTGCAGAACCATTTTTCATGGTAAGTTCCCTTTGACTTATTGTTGTTTGCCATGTGTCCCTTTCGTAGCAGTTCAAGCAGATGATGTAATGTTTCGTTGGCTTGTAGCTGTGTAGCATAGCAACAAACCATTCTGTTTTAGTATAGCAAGCTTCACACGTAGCCGTGCCTGTTTCCATCTTGCTTTTTAGTGACTTCGATTTTGCAACCAAGTGAATCAACCCAACACGACAGCATGAACCCACTTGGTATGCGTTTGTATTGTTCCCATTTGTGTACCAAAGAATTGGTTACGCCAATGATGGCAGCCAAATCTTCTTGACTAAGTTTCTCTTCATGCCTGTATATTACAAGCTGCTCAACCATCGATTTGTATTCATCATTCATTTACAATCTTACATTGAGAGTTAATCTTCTTGGGTTCAGCTAATCCAGTAGCCCAGTTCTTAGCTAATCTATCTAGGGTTCTACCTACTTGCTTAGCTGTTGCTAGTCTTATGTCTTGCTTACGCACAGCTCTATAGTATGTAGATGTAGGCAGACCAGCACGCTTAAACACCTTGTGCATAGGCAGGTCAACCCATCTATGCTTCTCCATTATCTGTTCCCAATAACTAATCATGATTCTGTTGTAGCACACACGCAGTTGATTGGTCAATACTAGTCATCGATAAATTTAAATCTATGTAGAATTGTGCAATAACCTACAATATCTTTAAGGCTATCTTCAGTCCAGTTTTGGTGACAACGTGCTATCTTAACCATTATCATCATCATTGCTACATCTTCTTTGCTAAAATGAAAAGCTTTCCAATCAGTCCACATTTTAGCGATGTCAATAAAGTTATCAGCTGCATCACCATACTCTTCGTGTCTGTCACCATACACAATACCGTGTGCTTCCTGTAAAAACTCACGTGATTTATCAGCTTTACTATTTTGTACAGCATCTTCTAACGATATAGTTTCTTCTCCTTTTGGAGTATACTTAGTCGAGCCACCATATTTAATAGGTTTTCGTATGCTTAGTTTTTCTAAGCCACTTGCTAATTTATCTAGCTCATTCATTGGATTACTCATGTCCATCTCCATTACATTTAAGGCAGAGTTCTTCTCTGCTATTGGTTGACATCCCTGCTACTCCATAGTCAGAGGATGTTGGGTTGTATGATGGAGTAGTATAGTAGTTGTCTACTATACCAGTGCCATCACACTCATTACATTTAATTATGCTCATAACTTTCTACCTAATGTGTGCCAGTATTCAGTGTCCATTGCTTTAGCAATCATAGCTTCCCTTTCTACTGAGGTATTGTGTGGACTCTTAGACATACGCTTGCCTGAGTTATCAGTGAAGTCAGTGTGCGTAGCCCATGATGTAAGACAATTATACAAAGACCATTTGTTGTGACCCATCCATGTAGAATGGTCGTGATACAAACTCATTAGGTTTTCTAATTGACGCTCGTTGCTATGTTTGAGTGAAGAATAGGTTTTCTTCTTTACTATAGTATCTTTAAAGAATCCTTCTACTTCTAACTCATAGACATTAGTTTTAGCATACTCACTCCACATTTCTTCTTTATCTTTGAAGGTGTCGTAGTTGTTAAGCACATGCCTAGCTGTGTCATCTATGCTTACCCTCGAGGTGTGCTTGAGTCTTATCTTAGATAGTGGGTCAGCAAATGTCTGTCCATTTAGACAGGTTAATCGTAAGCCATCGGCACTGATAATGTAAGGCCAAGTACCATCATGGCTGCTAAACATATTGATTCGGTAATGAGTTAGGTCATTGAGTTGAGGGGATGGGTTGATTGTTATGTCATTGAATAACACAGTAGCTTTAAGCTTACGTCCACCGCTATGTATCTTGATATCAGTAGTGTAATCTTTAGATATGTTTGAGTTATCAAGACCAACTAGTAAGTTATCAACCATCTCTTCGTAGTTAATTGGTTTGTAATTACTACTGTGTCTACCTAGAATATACCCTGTATCTGGATGCCTAAGTATCTTCATGTCTGGTATTGCTGTACCATCTGCCAAGTATGCTTTCTCTTCTACTACTTGGAAGTCATAGTCATGTGTAATTGTATCTAACATTTTGGTTTCTCCTTTAGAATGATAGGTATTCCTAGTGCTACTAATGCACAGGCTAGTATTAATTGATTAGATAGTTCCATTTGATTCTCCTTTTTTTCAGTAAATTTATCATTAAGTTTATCAGATTTTTCGCTCATCGCTTCACGCTCCTATACCGTGGCCTATCAACAATATGCCAATCACTATGATGCAAAGCAAGGCTATGCCTAGTATGTCCTGTGTCATGTGTCTTCCTTATGTAGTAATAATAGGTAGACTCGGAAGCCTACCTATCTAGGTTGAGTTACTTAGATATCTTGCCAGCTAGTTGAGGTCTAGCTGTTGAAGTACCGTCACCGTTGGGTGTTGAGTACTTGTCTCGTAGGGCCTGTATCTCATCGACTGATAGATGAGTCGTGTTAGCTCTAGAACCCTTTCGAGCTGGTGTCCAAGTCTCACCAGTTATTTGTTCGTGAACTGATTGGTCTGCATCATGTTCTTGCTGAACTATCTGGATGGTAATGTCAGTTTGTTCTGCATAGGTTACTTGTCCTGCATCAATCTGTTCTATTATCTTATTCTTTAAATAAGTTAATCTATTGTATGTTGCGTAGCAGGAAGATTCTGCTCGTTTCTGATAAAGGTAATCGTCCTGCTGTTCAGACCCAGTTGATGACCATGTTGCTATTGCCAGTTTATTTGCTATTAACTTTTTCATTATATGTTCCCTATTTAGAATCACCTGAGAATACAGGCATGCTACATCTGACCGGAATAGCCAAACTGGCTCAGCCATCCAAGCAAAGCAACGCCAGCCACAACCATCGCACAAGAAAAATCGACGAGGGTAGCCCGTAGGGATACGTCTATTATTCTTGTGGGACCAGTTTGGTTAGTCCATTCAGATATGCCTGTATTCTTAGGTGGTTATAAATAGGCCTGCGAACATATGGTGACAAAGTTGATAGTAAATAAACTTCTCCGGCAATAGTGACATGGTTATTGACGCAGTGTCTGTGCATCAGGACACCTTTATCAGATGCGAGTAGAATCTCTTTTGTGTAGTGTAGTATACAATAGATTAAATCGTCCGAGCGCGGGCGAAACGAGTACGTTATTTTTGACATTACATTCAAAAATTCACTGCCATACAGGTGGCACACGACTGTGTGTCATGCGGCCTGTACTTCACAGGCAAAATCAGGGTTGTCTAACCTGATTTTAGCAATCTCCTGTGGCCGAGTACAGCCTATAAGGAGCGAGGACACTACTCATTAGTTTGCCCTTGCAAACACTATATTCTGTTGTTTTCTGTTATTTCCGTAATTGTGAGTTGACACGTACATTTGTGACAAGCTATCTGTGAAGGGGGAGAGGTAAGGAGAGGGGGTTGTAACAAGAGATGAACCAAGTAGCAGTAAGAAAACTAACAAGAAGACAGATAGCTTTAGTTGATGCATATGTAGCAAATGGAGGGAATGTCACGCAAGCTGCAAAGAGCGCAGGATATGCAGAAGGTGACAGCGGTAGAGTCACAGCACAAAAGGCACTGAAGACAGCCCACGTGCAACAGCACTTGATGACTGTAGTGACGGAACAGTTTAGTAGACTTGCTCCAGCAGCTGTATACCAGTTAGCAGGACTGAGTAAGGGAGCTAAGAGTGAGTACGTTCAACTGGAAGCAAGCAAGGATTTGCTAGACAGAGCTGGGTTCAAGCCAATAGATAGGAGTCAAGTGCAGGTAGCTGGCGACATTCGTGTGTCAATAGACCTGTCGTAAGAGGGGGGTGGGGTCCAAAAAGGTTGTTACTGTGTTGCAATAGGTCTAACACTAGCATTTTTCTTGAGAAAGGTTCGATGATGAATCCAATACTAGAGCATCATTATAGAAATATAGTTGATAACAAAGCGGTAAAGGACGGCAAGCAACTACAAACTGTATTTACAAGTATAGTTGAGATTGACGGTAGGGAGACTTTAATACCTACTGTATGGGATGGCAAAGTATTAGGAACTGAGGAGGCTGTTCAAAGGTCTATTGATAGTGGTATTTCGTGGCCTAGCATAGATTCAAATAACCCTAATGCTATAAGTGATTTAGAAAAGCTTGACATAGATATTCATAAACAAATAAAACCTGTGTCAATAGAAGCGGCTAGAAAGGCTTTAGGTATTAAAATGAAAGACAAGCAGAAGAGTTCGATTGAGATGGGAAACATTGAGTTTCATCAGACGTTGATGGAGAAGGATAACTATGACCCTATAGTTGCTCTTGGATTTGACCCTAGTGTTGCACATAGTGTTCCTGATTTAGAAGCTACGAATTTTTTATTAGCTGGTCAGTATATTCCGTTTAGGGATAACACACCGAGGGTAGCTGGACGTATAGGTAACCAGCAAGAAAAGGGTGGGATGTATAGGGATGTTTTCTCTGGTGAAGACTTAGTTATGACTTACGGACCCTTTGCTAATAAGAGTGCTGTGTGGAATCATGAGTTTAGGCATCGTGGTTTACAGATACTCAGGAATAATTTTAGTGATGAAGAGATAGTTGAGAACATGCCTATTGGTATTATGGAGCATTTTAAGCAATTGTTTGGTAGAAGGACTCCGAATAAGGATATATCTGCTAGTGTATTATTGGATGCAATGAATACTAAGGGTGGTGATGAATGGTTAATGAATACTTATGATGGACTTAGTTCACCAGATACAGACCAGACACAGGTAGGTAGTCTCCTTGATGATAGAGGTGTTAATGATTTAATGACTTCTTTAAATGGTTTAGCTCGCAGACACATGGATAGAATTAATGAAGAGCGTTATGAAAATACTTTACGCGAGAGGGGTACAAAGAAACCTCTTCCGTTTGAGTCTACTAGTGACGCTACTTCTGGTGGTTCTGATGCAATGCTTATGGAGTCTAATGATAGGCAGGCGTTTGAGGAGACTATTTTAAATTGAGTTTTATCAGTACAGTCAAAGGTTCGGAGTTAGATGTACTTCGCAAGATAGTTAAGAGCGTTAACTTCAAGCATTTTCCTAAGGAATTTGTTACTGACTATGAGGCTGACAAGCTTATTGATTCCCTAGCCCCTTCTACTGTTGCTAGATTGTTAAGAGTTGGCATTGATAGTGGTATTGCTGATAAATGATTGACTTTAAATACAAGCCTGATGGAGAAGTATTAAAGGAGTTTATGAAGGACGATACTTTTTTTCGTGGTATTCGTGGTCCTGTTGGTAGTGGTAAGTCTGTTGCGTGTTGCATTGAGGTGTTTCGCAGGGCGTTAGGTCAGGCTAAGTCTGCTGATGGAATACGTAAGAGTCGGTGGGCTATCATACGGAATACCAATCCCCAGCTTCGAACTACTACAATTAAGACTTGGTTAGATTGGTTTCCAGAGAATGAATGGGGTAAGTTTAATTGGTCTGTTCCTTATACTCATCGCATTAAGAAGGGTGATATAGACCTTGAGGTTATTTTTTTAGCCCTTGATAGGCCTGAGGATGTTAAGAAACTGCTGTCGTTAGAGGTTACTGGCATCTGGATTAACGAAGCTAGAGAGTTAGGCAAGAGTATTATTGATGCATGTACTATGAGAGTGGGTCGTTATCCTTCTATGCGCGAAGGTGGACCTACTTGGACTGGTGTTATTGCAGATACTAACGCACCAGAGGAAGACCATTGGTGGCCTATTATGTCTGGGGAAGTTCCTGTTCCTGACCATATACCTAGAGAACAAGCTAAGATGTTAGTTAAACCTACTAACTGGAGATTCTATACCCAGCCCTCTGGGATGGTTGAGATTAAGGATGAGGACGGAGAGATAGAAGACTATGCACCTAACAAGGTAGCTGAGAATGTAAAGAATATGTTAAAGAGTTATTATCCTAATCTAGTGCAGGGTAAAACAAAAAGCTGGATTGATGTCTATGTTATGAATAGACTAGGGACAATCCAAGACGGAAAGCCTGTATACGCTATGTTTGTTACTGACACACACGTTGCTAAAGAAGAAATCCCAGTTGCTGCTTCATTGCCCCTTTATGTCGGAATAGACTTTGGGCTTACTCCAGCCGCAGTATTGGGACAGAAGGTTCGCGGCAGATGGCTGATACAGTCTGAGATTGTAGCTATAGATATGGGTATCGTTAGGTTTGCGGAAGTACTAAGGGAAGAACTAGCTACACGCTTTCCTGACTGTCCTGATGTTCTTATTTTCGGTGACCCTGCTGGAGATTTCAGAGCGCAGACTGACGAATCTACACCATTCCACATACTTAGAGGAGCTGGATTAAGAGCAGTTCCTGCACCAAGTAACTCTGTTGACCTAAGATTGGAGGCTGTCTCATCGCAATTAAACAAAATGTCCGAAGGAAAGCCAGCGTTTCTTCTAGACAGAAGATGCTCAACGCTTATAAAAGGATTCGAAGGTGGGTATTCTTACCGCAGAATGGAAGTATCTGGAGAAAGATACGCAGATAAACCAGATAAGAATATGTATTCCCACATACATGATGCATTACAATACCTACTATTAGGAGCTGGAGAAGGTAGAAGCCTTATGACTAACCAGAAACCAGCACAAGCTACAGTAGTTCAACGCAACTTTGATGTGTTCGCACGTACCAATAAGCCACGAAGACGACAAGGATTATGGGCTAGAATGTAATTGTGAGTTGCAAAATTTTTTATTCTGTGCTTACAGAATAAGTAACAAACCTTAAAGGAGAATACTATGTGCTTACCAAAACCAAAAGTAGACCCAAATGTTGCAGAGCTAACAAGGCAACAGCAAGCTGATGCTGATGAGGCAGCAAGAGAAGTGCAGTTGGATATATCTGAGCAAAAGCAAGAAGACAAAGACTTAGCTATTACAGATATAGCAGCTAAAAAACTTAGAAGAAAAGGCTCTGGTGGTGCTAGAAAGCGTTACTCAATGTTAAATTCATCCTCAGGTTCTCCTTCTAATCTTGGTCAAAGGTTCGGCTAATGGAAAGTGCAAGCAATTATGGCGATGACCCACTTGCTAAAAAATATATGGATAGATACACCAAGGCTAAATCTCTAAGAGAGAACTTTGTGCCTCTGTTTGAAGAATGTTATGAATACGCTCTACCTATGAGGGAGTCTTTTTATAGTGAAACTGCTGGTCAAAGAAGAGATGATAAGATATTTGACGAGACTGCTGTGGTGGGTGTACAAGAATTCGCTTCTCGTTTGCAGTCTGGTATTGTTCCCAATTTTGCTAGGTGGGCTGACCTTATTGCTGGTTCTGAAATACCTAAAGGAGAGCGTGACGCAATCAATAACGACCTTGACGAAGTAACAGAGTATGTATTTGAAATAATACAGAACTCTAATTTCTCACAGGAAGTACACGAATCCTTTATGGATTTAGCGGTAGGCACTGGCGTACTTGTTGTTGAGGAGGGTGATTCTTTAAACCCAGTAGTTTTTTCTGCCGTTCCTTTACCACAGGTTGTTCTTGATACTGGCCCAGATGATAAGATTGACCATGTATTTAGAGAGAGAAAGAAGATTAGGTTCGACCAGATACCTCTGTTATACCCTAATTCCCCTATGCCAGCTAAGATTACTAACATGATTGCTAACTCTGGAGACCAGACTACTACATTATTAGAGTTAGTTTGCAGGGATTACACTACTAAAAACGAAGAAGCTTACCTACATTATGCTATATGTATGACTACAAAGTCTGTGGTTTACTATAATAAGATGTCAGGTGTAGGGTCTAATCCTTTTATTTGCTTTAGATGGAGCAAATGTGCAGGAGAAGTATACGGTCGTGGCCCACTAATGAACGCTCTTAGTGCAATTAAGACTACTAACCTTACTATTGAACTTATCTTAGAGAACGCACAAATGTCTATCTCTGGTATTTATCAGATGGAAGATGATGGTGTGGTTAACGTAGATACTATCCAGCTAGTTCCAGGCTCTATCATACCAAAAGGTATAGGGTCTGCTGGATTACAACCTATACAAGCCGCTGGTAACTTTGATGTTGCTCAACTTGTCCTCAGTGACATGCGTTTAAATATTAAACGTGCATTATACAACGACATGTTAGGCAATCCTGACAGAACACCAGCTTCAGCAACCGAAGTTGCAGAGAGAATGGCTGACTTATCACGTAGAATGGGGTCTGCATTTGGTAGATTGCAGGCAGAATTAGTACAACCTGTGCTACAAAGGCTAATATATATCCTTAAAAAACAGGGTAGAATAGAAATTCCTGTAGTAAATGGTAGAGAAGTTAAGGTAAAATCTGTATCTCCACTAGCACAAGCTCAAGCAAACCAAGATATTAGTTCTGTATCTAGGTTCTTAGAGTTGGTTGGTGGAATCTTTGGCCCAGAAATGTTAAATGTTTTAATTGATAGCGAAGAGACAGCAGTACATTTAGCTAAGAAATTTGGAGTTCCCGATAAATTAATTAGGGACGAAGACCAGCGTAAACAAATTGCAGAGGCTGCGGCACAGATGGCACAAATGCAACAGATGCAAGGGCAGCCTCAAGGGCAGCCTCAAGGTCAGCCAGAAGAGCAGGAGCAAATGCTTGCCCAATAAAATTAATATTGGAGTTGATGGTTTTCAAAGAGATACCATTCAAGATACACAGATAAGTAAAAATATAGCTTCCTTGCTAGAATCTCCCACTGGCAAGGAAGTCTTAAAGTATTTGCGCTCTATAACAATAGAGATGGTAAATGGCCCAAATGTAACAACAGAGGAATTGCGTCATTTGGAAGGTCAGAGGTATATAGTTGGTCTTCTTGAAAGGCGCGTACAACATGCACATAGGAAAAAATCATGAATGAAACATTATTAGATACATCAACTGAAGAAGTTGAAGACACAACAGAGCAAACAGAAGTAGTAGAAACTACTGATAGACCAGAATGGTTGCCAGAAAAATATAAAACAGGTGAAGATTTAGCTAAAGCTTATAAAGAACTAGAGTCTAAGCTGGGGAATAAAGATGAAACTATTCGTAAAGAAATAGAAGAAGAGTTTAACAGAACTAAATATGAGAATCGCCCAGAAAACAAAGGTGATTATACATTACCCGAAGGAATAGATGAGGGTGAAGCTATTGGAAGTGAGCTATTACAGTGGTGGTCTGAACATTCATTTGATAATGGTTACGGTCAGGATGTATTTTCTGCTGGCATTGAGAAATATATGAACGCTATAGGCGAAAGCGAAATTAATCTTGATGATGAGATGATTAAACTTGGAGACCAAGCATCTTCTAGAACTGATGCAGCTAGTGCTTTTGCTAATAAATTCTTTCCTCAAGAGGTTATGCCAGCAATAGAACGTATGGCAGAAAGTCATGAAGGTATTATTGCTTTAGAGCTTATCATGGAAAACATGAAAGGGCCGTCATTAAACGCCAGTTCAGATGGCATTGATAAAGTTAATGAGTCTGATTTAAGAACTATGATGCTTGATGAAAGATACCATAACGTAACTAAACGTGACCCTGCTTACGTTAAGTCTATTGAAGATGGATTTAAGAAACTTTATGGCTGATTACATTATGAAGCAGGGGCTGCTAACTCTAGTTCCTGCCCATATGAAGCATGTTATTCCCCTATCAGAAACGCTTAGTGAAGAAAACAGGTTTGAATTATCTTTGTTTAACAGGGAACCTTTAGATTTCTTTATGGAATTTGTTAGAAAAAAGAATGTTTATGTAATTGAGAAGGCCGATAAGCCATTAGGTATTGTAGGTGTAGAGCCTGACGGCTATCAAACTGGGCTAATGTGGGCAATGTTTGCAAAAGATATGCAGAAAAGTTGGTTTAGTTTTTTAAAAGCATCTCCAACTCTAGTAGAATTTTTGCATGGAAACTATTACAGGCTTAATATGAACATCTTGGAGAGCAATGAGCGCATAATACAGTGGGCAATTTGGCTAGGATTCGAGATTGATATTGTAATTGATGGAGAAAATATTAATTATGTTCATTTTGTGCGTTGCAATTTGTCTAAAAAAAATGTTTATAATTTAGAATCACGGCCTGTGATGCATTGAGTAGCCCTTTTTGGATACCTACGGTGACTATGTGAAGCAGACACCCACGATATAAATAATTGTGCAACTTAATGAAAGGTAGCTGTAATGGCAAACTCAATAGACACAGCCTTCATCAAGCAGTTCGAATCTGATGTGCATCTTGCGTATCAACGTATGGGTTCTAAACTGCGTAACACTGTCAGAACTACTAACGTAACTGGTAGTGTGGCTAGATTCCAAAAAATTGGAACAGGTGAAGCAACAACAAAATCTCGTAACGGTATGGTAACTCCAATGGAGCTTGCCCACACAACCGTTGAAGCAACAATGGCTGACTTCTATGCCGCTGAATATATTGATAAACTCGATGAGTTAAAAACAAATATCAATGAGCGTCAAGCAGTAGCTCAATCTGCAGCTGCGGCCCTTGGTCGTAAGACAGATGCTCTAATTGTTGCGGCTCTAGATGCTGGCGCAAGCTCTACTCAAATACATGATACAAGTTCTGCTGTTCAAATAGCTGACTTACTATCATTGTTTGAAACAATGGGTTCGGCAGAAGTTCCAGAAGACAACCAAAGATATTTGGCAATGCATCCTAAAGGTTTTGCAGACTTATTCTTAATTGAAGAATTTGCATCATCTGATTATGTAGGTGAGCAAAATCTTCCGTTTGCTGGTGGAATGACAATGAAGAACTTCTTAGGTCTTAATATTTTCTCAACCAGTGCAATTGCTGGCGGTAAAAATATGGCTTATCACACTTCAGCTATTGGTCTTGGTATCAACGCTGATGTTTCTACAGAGGTAAATTACATCCCTGAGAAAGCTTCTCATCTTACCACTTCAATGATGTCAATGGGGTCTATTGCTATAGACGCTAATGGTATCTACGAAGTTCTTGACAATAACGGCTAGTAAAGAAAGGACTTTAAAATGGCTTATGCAGCAAGTGGACTAATTAGATTAGCTGGAGGAAGTGGATTTAACTTCTGGGCGTATCAAACGGTCGACGCAATCGCAACTGTTAATACTGCAGGATACTTTAACGGAGCGGCAAATATGCTTAACATACGTGACGTAATTCTTGTAGCGGACAGTAATGCTCCGACATCAAGTTTTGTTACTGTGTTAACTAATACTGGCACTGCCGTCGATGTATCTGATGGTACTGCGATAGCAGAAACAGACTCTGATTAGAGGGTTGGGGGGTTTAACAACCCCCCAAATTACATATGGCAACACCAGCAAATTCATCAATAGATGTATGTTCGAGAGCTTTAATCCTAATCGGTGCAGAGCCTATAACTTCATTTGAAGACTCTACTAATGAGGCACTTGTTGCTTCTAATATGTATGAGGACATAGCAAGGGCGGCATTAACTAATTGTCGATGGCGTTTTGCAACAGAGCAAGCAATATTAGGTTTGTTATCTGATGCTCCTACAGGGCGTTATGATGCTGCGTATCAATTGCCATCAAATTTAATAATGTTACACGCGGTTACTGTTTCTGATTTTCCAATAGAGTATCAGACATACGGTGATAAAGTATTCTGTGATTCTAGCAGTTCTGAAATTTTAATTGCTGATTATACATTTAGAGCAATAGAAGTAGATTGGCCTTCTTATTTTACAATAGCTGTAGAATATACTTTAGCTAGTATGTTTGCAGTATCTATTGCTAGAGATGTTCAAATGGCAAACATGATGGAAGATAAAGCCGCAGTGTCTATGGCAAAAGCTAGAGCTAGTGATGCTCAACAACAAACAAGTAGGAAATTTAATACTAATAGGTTTATCAGTCAAAGGCGTAGCTAATGCGAAAGGTTCGAGTACCTGTTAACAATTTTCAATTTGGGGAAATTAGTCCATCAGCTGTATCCAGAACTGATTCGTCAGTATATGCGGCTTCAGCTCAACGTGTAGAAAACTTTCTTCTTAGAAGCGAAGGTGGTGTAATTAAACGTGCTGGCACTGAGAAAGTTTATAAATACGATATTACTGTAGAGCAAACATCATTTACAATTACAGTTGCTGATTACGCTAACATTGCTGTTGGCACTCAAATAAAGTTTTTCACACATGACGGAACATTAATTACTTTAGAATCTCAAGCTGTTGGTGCTGGTACTCCTTCTGTTGCATCTAATAATGTTCATTATTACAAACCTAATACATCTAATAATGTAACAGCAGACCTTATTTTTGCAGCTGTTAATGCTATATCAGGATTTACAGTAGCTAATCCAAGTGCCGCAGTAGTTACTGTTAAGAGAGATAGGCCGCAGTCAGCAGATTATTTAACAGTTACTACAACAGACTCTACTAGATTAGCTGTAATAGATTTTAATGGTGGTGTTAATGTTCAAAGTAGATTGATTCCATTTATATTTTCAGATGATTTTCAGTATATTGTATCTATAGAAAATGCTAAGTTAAGAGTATTTAGAGTAGTTCAATCAACAGGTGTTACAAGTTTAGCAGCTACATTAACTGCTGATGTAGACAGTAATGCAATTCCTTTTGACGATGACTATTTAAATGAATATTCATTTGCTCAAAACGGAAATACTATGTGGATATGTCATACTCTTTTTGCTCCACGTTTATTAGTAAGAACTAGTGCAACTGCATTTCAATTAGAAGTAAAAGTATTTGATACATTAACTTCTGATTCAGTTGTTACTGATACATTTCAGCCTTATTATCCTTTTCAAGATACTAATATTACTTTAGCAGTTAATGCTACAGCTGCTGGTGCGGGTAAGACCTTAACAACTAGTGCCGCTTATTTTGTATCAGGTCACGTTGGCACACGTGTAAAGTATGGTAATTCAGAAATACTTATCACAGCAGTAACTAATGGAACTACTGCTACAGGAACAATATTAAAAGTATTACAACAAACTTTAATTAATAATGCGTTTAGAACTGCCTCAGGAAGTGCGGTAGTAGAAGTTACCCATATAGCGCATGGTTTTGTAGGCGGTGAGACTATTGTTATCTCTGATGCTGCTGCTGTTGGTGGAATAGCTATTGGAAACTTAAACAATTCAGAAGCTATTCTTGCTATTATAGATGAAAATACTTATACATTTACAGCTAATGCCGATGCTGATTCTAGTGCAGATGGTGGTGGTGCTTCTATTAAAATTACAACTGGTGCGGCCTCATTAGAATGGCAAGAACAAACTTTTTCTTCTCTTAGAGGTTTCCCTACTGCGGTTACTTTTCACGAAAATAGATTAGTATTTGGTGGCACTACTTCACAGCCTGATGCTATTTGGATGAGCAAGACAAATTCTTACTGGAACTTTGACGTAGGCACAGCAAATGATTCTGATTCAATTCAATTAATTGCAGCTACTGGAGAAGTAAATGAAATCCGTCATATTGTTTCAAATAGAGATTTGCAAATATTTACAGCTAGTAATGAATTATTTGTACCTACATATTTAGGTAATGCAATAACTCCTACTAATGCACAGTTAAGAAAACAAACTCCTTATGGTAGTACATGGATTCGTCCTGAGTCACTAGATGGTGCAACTGTATTTGTGCAAAAGAACGGCTCTATTGTAAGAGAGTATATTTATTCAGATGCAGAAGGTTCTTATACTGCGTCTTCTATCTCTTCTATTTCATCGCATCTTATTAAGAATCCTATTGAGCAGTCTGTTCTTAGAGGTGCTATAAATAGAAATGAATCTTATATATTTATGGTAAACGACGATGGTACTTTAGCTGTGTTTAACTCTAACAGAACAGAAAAACGTGCTGGGTGGGTTGAGTTTACTACTAGAGGTATGTTTAAATCTATATGTGTTATTGATGATAAAGTGTTTTGTAATATTGTTATTGATACTGGTGATGGCACGCAAGAATATATCTTATGTGAGTTTAAAGATAAAGTTAATTTAGACGTAGCTAAAACATATTCTAGTACTACAGGTGCGTTTACAGTTAGTAGTGAATTTGCTAATGGTGCAGTTGTTAGTGTTGTTAGCAATACAAATTATTACGGTGATGTAACAGTAGCTAATGGCAAAGCTGATGTTTCTGCTGTTGAAGCTATCCTTACGGCAGAGATTGGCTATAAGTTTGACGTTACTTTAAAGACTAATCCTATTGATTTGATAGCTGATAATGGACCAGTCACAGGCTTACCTAGAGCAATAGGCAGTGTGTTCTTAGATTTGAATAATACACTAGCAGTAAGTGTAAACAATACAGCACTAATAATAAGACAGGTTACTGATGACATGTCTAAAATAAGAACACCTGTTACTGGTAAAAGAGAGTTTAGATTACTTGGATATAGTGATGACCCACAAATAGAGATTACTCAAGCAGAACCTCTACCTATACAAGTTAATGGATTAATAGCGGAGGTAATTATATAATGGCAATTCCATGGTTAGCAGTAGCAGCTTTTGCTGGAACAGCTGCAAGTGCTTTCGGTAGTATTCAATCTGGAAGAGTTAAAGCTGGACAGGCGTTGCAAAGTGCAAAGCTTGCATTAATTG